ACACGTCTTTAGGTCGTTTACCTACAACCTTTTCTACTGTTTCCTTGAAGGAATTTAGTGTTATAGCCATTTAAAGTCCTAGTTCATTTTCCGTTAAGATTTGGAACTGCCATTTTCTATCCTTACAGAAGCTTTCAGCAGCCTTCCATTTAGATTCGTTAATGGCATATGTCTTAACTTTATTTACATATTGTCTAGTTACTTTTTTGACTTTTTCTGGCTTTTCGGTTTGATACTTTGGTTTTATTTCTATTACCAAAACATCAACTCCACCCTGCTTGTTCTTTTTCTTGACGTAGAAATCAGGAAAATATCTTCTTGTCTTCCCGTCAACAGGACTTCTGTAAGGTATAAAAAATTCTTCTGAAGACCATTCGATAACGTTTGGGTTGCTATCAAGATAGCCCATAAACATTTTTTCCCAACTACTCCTATAAATAATGTTAGTTGGATCACCTTTATACTTTTTGTAATTTTTTGGTTTAAAGTAACCTTTTTTAGCAGCCATATTAATATTTAGTAGGAATTTAAATGGTAGATTTTGCATCACTTCCAGAAATAAGCGCCAAGTCAAGACAAGCACTCAGAATGTCTAACTATGAAAAGTCAATTAGACAAAACCATCCACAAGTTGTTGAGCAAAATGGCGGAAACTTTGGTATTGGCGGAACCGGAAACAGAAAGAAAAAATCTTCTCAGGCTTATAAAAATAAACAGGCAAACCGAAATCGAAGAAAGAAGGTAAATGTTATTGATGCAAGAGGTGCTGTTGAAAGATTTGATGAAGGTAGAATAAATGGTGATTCTGTTATTTGTATTAGGGAAGAATATTCACCAGATAAGGATGATATTGGCTTTACAACTGAAGAATATCTGAAAAGAACTCAAAATATAAGTGGTCAAAGTGCTTTTTCGACAAATAGACAGGAAGGTGTAGTAGCATTTCAGCAGGGCGTTAGTCAGAATTTTTCTACGGGTTCCAGAAGAATAGATAGTCCGGCTCTTAGGGGAACAGGTTTTGGTGGAGGAGGCGCTGGAGGTGGCGGTGGATCTGCAGGTGCTAGTGCATCAGGTGGAACAATAGGATTACCAACTCCGGATAATTTGCAAGAAAACATGAACATCAGTTATGAGAGTAAACATAAAGGTCAGGGGATGGCTATCCAAGATGCAATGATGAATGCTGTTGCAACTTCATTGAGAAATACTTCTGAAACGGGAAGTCCAAGCAGCTCTATGGTTACTCAACTGAAAGAAACTTTTGCTGATATGAAAAGTTTTTATGATAAAAAGGGAAACGTTGCTAACTTTCTTGGCGCTCTTGGAAACATGGCAGGTGTAGGAAACTTTGATACGATGTTCAATAACAGCATGGTTCAGCAGTTTTCCGGTGTTATGCCAAGATCTTTTAATTTCAGATGGAAGTTGTATGCCGATTCGGAATCTGGTTCTACAGCTATATTTCAAATTATCCAGCTTTTGAAGGAAGCTGCTCACCCAGAACTTGTTGATCCTTTTCTCAATATTGTCAGATATCCTGCTCGTTTGTCACGATTCGATATAAGATCTCCAAACGGATTGATCATATTCCCTGTTTTCGAAAGTGTGATAACAGATATCACTGTAGACTATTCGGCATCAGGCGCTCCTTTCTTTTTTAAATCGGGCGCTCCAACTTCCGTAGCATTATCTTTATCAATTACTGAAGTTACCAGTAAAACATCTAGTGATTACGCTGCAGCACCAAGTGGATTTGCATAATGGCAAAAGGTCTTTTTAAAAATTTACCAATCATTGAATATGATGGAAAGTTAGCAAGAAATCTAATGGTATCTTCAAAGATTGTTAAGGATGCCTTTGCAAATCCTATTGCCTTCTTTCAATACACCGTTGAGGATGGAGAGACGCCAGAAGAAATTGCTTATACGTTTTATGATAGTGTATTTTATTCTTGGTTAGTTTTATTTTCGAATGATATTGTCGATGTTTACAACGAATGGCCTAAATCGTATAAACAAATGACAGAATATTATATTCAAAAGTATGGTTCTGTTCCCGCAGCCAAAGAGCAAATTTTACACTACAAAAATCCTAAGTACGGGTTTACGATCAATCAAGCAACTTATTCTAGATATGCAAATTCTGATTTCGTAGATGCTACGATTAGTGTTGAAAGAACTGGATGGGAGCCTGTTACAGTATTTGAGCATGAAGAAGAAAGAAATGATAATTTGAGAAATATTAAGTTGGTCGATCCCTCTTTTACTGATCAGATAAAGAGTGAAATGGAGTTATTATTTAATGGTTAGTTTAGAGGCTTTAGAACCAGCCAAAGGCAAAGCAGCACCAGTAATAGAACTTCATCATGTTTTAGGGGGACTGAAAGAAGTGATAACACCGGGCCTTGCTTCTTTTAGTGTTTATTCATCTATTGAACATCCTTTTATTTCTATGAGTTGTACAATTATGGATGAATATGGATATAAATTTAGAAACAATGTTGACGGTGATGTTTCTATAGTTGCCTCTATGACTGATGGTGGTGGTAGAAACCTTACGGGAAAATTTCATATTAACAGCATGAGAACATACACCACAAATGGTAGAAGAGCCTATGGTATCGAATTTGTAGGTATGACTGCAGAACACCTAAACAATGCTGCACAAAAAGTCACAGAGTGGAAATACAAGCACAATCCCGATACTTTAACCACTATGATCAAATTTATCAATGACAAATACCTTAAGGGTGAGTTGGACGTGAATGTTTCTTCATTTCCATCAGTGAATATAGATATTGTGAATCAAACTCCACTTCAGGCAATTTCTTTTTTGCTTGAAAGGGCTTCTGGTTCAGGTGAGAATCTTTTTGTCTATTATCAAAAATTTATAGGATCTAGTCCTAGATTCCAGTTGGACGAAGTTAGTAGACTGGCTAGACAAGGACCAAAATTTTTGTTCCATATGACCGAGCAAAACATATCTACACCAGAAGCTCATGTTATTGATGAGATTTATGTTGGTGGGGGTAATGAATGTAGAATACTTCAGTTTCACCAAGACTCCGCTTTTAATGCTCATGATATCATTCAACAAGGCTATGCTTCTAAGGAGTATATTGAAATTGATTTCGTTAATAAAATTACTAAAATTGATAGAGATCAAGATCAAAACGTAGTTATGGGTTCAAAACAAATGCCAGAAGTTGTTGAAGCTCTCAAAAATCATGCTGCACAAAGAGCAACCCGTGCAATATATGAAACTCACAATGGCGATGAAACGTATTTTAGACCACCTAATATCAAAGATGCGTATTTAAAGCCAAAGGTTCCGGCTTCTGGATTTTTGTCTAAAAGGATTACTCTTTCTGCCTTTGGGTGTTTTAATGTTCATGCTGGTGATGTTGTTCTTTTGAATTATAAAATTAACGAAGCTGATCCGGGAAGAGGTGTGGATTCTGAGTATAGTTCACCTCATTTTGTTATAGCTGCAAAGCACAGTGTAAACACTAACGGCGAATGTTATTCTCAGTTCGAACTAGCAAAAGACGGTGAAGGATAACTATGAGAGATTTCTTTGACATTGCTGGTTTCGAAAGTGACCACTATGGCAACAAGTATAACTGGTTTTTAGCTTATGTTGAACAGGTTTACGACGCTGAAGATGTCAGAGGCGCTGATCACTTAGTTCGTGTTGCTATTCGTATTCTTGGTTATCACGATGAGGACGCCCCAATAGACGATTTGCCATTAGCAACACCACTTATGCCAACAACCTTATCTACAGTATATGATATTGGAGGAACACCCGGACTTGAGGTGGGTTCCTTTGTTGTAGGCTTTTGGTTAGATCGACACAGACAGCATCCATGTGTTATCGGGGCGCTCCAAGGAATTACACCGCCACCTAAACAAGCATCAGCAGAAATTGCCTCTGTTATTGAGTTTCCACAAAGCGGCACTGGCGGCGCTGATGCTTCAGCAGAAGATAGAAGAATTTCAATAACAGTTGGCGGTGATGGAGGAGGTCCAACAGCATGACGCCATTAGCATTTAATTTTGATTTAGGCATCAAGAACTATAAAAAGAACAGACTGATTGTAGACACGCATCATCTGAAAAATGAGATCTTATATAATATGGAAAATACAGGAAAAACATCTTTCACTATTAGTGCATTTTCTTACTACAATAATCAGGACAAAGGTTTTCTTGACGTGATCAGAGATCTTGAAGCTTCATCACTAAACGGAACTTTCCATTTTTATGTAAACGAAAGTGGAAATCTTTTTACTGATCTTGAGATGAGTTCCGAATCTTACTTTTATCCGGACGAAACAAGTAACCTGAATATTGTTGTCTGTATTTCTGGTAAGTCTGTAAATTTAAACAATGAAAAGAAGCCTCAGTCTTTGTATCGGTACAATCAGTTAAAATCATTGAACCGTTTCATTCAGACATTTGGAAAAAATTCTTATCAGACTTCCTTCAGTAATCTGTCTGTTGACAACAATTATGATAAAATCACGAATCTAGGTTTTGATTTTTTACAATATGGAAAAGGAGTACTGAACAATGACTAAAGAATTGGGGCCATTGCCAGCGCCAAAGGGTGAGGGAAAAGACGGGCCAAAAGAAATTAATTATGACAATGATCACATTGCACTTGATCCAATTCCACCAAGAATTGCACCACAACCAGAAATTACTTATTTTTACAATAAAGCAACTAAGTATTTGAACGGCAGCAAGGTAGAGTTCAACACGACTCCCGGTCATGAATACATCAACATTCAACATGGCAATGATAAGACTCGTTTGACATTTTTCGAAAATGGTGACGTAGAAATAATTCAGATAGATGGCAATAGACATGATGAAGTTTCGAAAGATTATGATATTGTAGTTGGAGAAAATCATACCAGAACGGTCGAGGGTTTAAATATTGATCGTCAAGATACTTACCTCAATAGAAGTAAAGATCGCCAAACTTTCACGTCTGAAAAGTTTGAAGTTCATACGAATAAAGTAGTGTTGTTTGGTAGACGAGGAATTGAGCTTATAGGAAATGTTGTTGTTCGTGGTAGTATGAGGATTGACGGAAACCTTAAGGTCAACGGAGGTTTTGATGCCAATTATTCTTTAAATCTTAACGATGATTATTTGAAGCAGGTTGAAAGCGAAGCTAATCCGAATGATTCGGAAGATGTATTTGATGTTGATTTAATTTCTTCTGGAGATACTTTAGGAGATCAAGTAGTATGATCATTGATGTAGGGAACAGATCATTTGGATCAATTCAACAATTTGATTCTTATCAAATAGAAATTTTTAGAAGAAATAAATTTTTACCAATACCTAAAAAATTTAAAATAGAAAAATATCCAGAAGATGTAATAGATCCTTTTGATGAAGAAACAGTTAAGTTTTCTGACAATTTTACTGACAGTGATTTTATTAGTAAAAGAATACAAGGAACAGTAGATCCCATTCTCCCGTATGTGGGAAGTGAAAATGTTATTGAAGAGGCACCAAGGCATCATTTTAGTATAAAAACAATATATGATAATCTTCAAAGACTTTGTTATGAAGTTATGGAGCCAGTTTATGAGATGGCAGGGAAAAAACCAAATATCGAAAGTGGTTTACTGTTTAGGGACAGTTTAAGTGGAGTTGATATGGACTCTTTTTTTGCTGACCAAATACAGGGAAATGCTGTTGTTATGAATTTTTCTAACGACGAAAATAATGAGATTATCAATCTGTGTGCTAATTATATTATCGAGTTTTCGATATTCGACAGATTTTTGATTGACAATACATTAAAGAAATATGATAGGCCAACTCTTATGGTTTCAGTAAATAGTAAAAAAAGAGGCATTGCTGGATTCGTTAGGAGGAAATAATGCAATCACCTGTCGTAAAAGACATTTATTTTTCAGACTTGGACACACAGTTTACCCAAAATCCAATCAGTGATGATGTCGTGTCCATCAAAAACTTTGAATCAATTAAAAGATCAGTCAGAAATATCATTAGCACAAACAAAGGGGAGAGACCTTTCAAGCCTGAGTTTGGATCTAATGTAAGAGCGCTTCTTTTTGAACCTGATAGTGATCTCATCAGGATTGCTCTTGCTGAAGAAATTGAAATTCAGCTTGCAAATTTTGAACCAAGGATTGAAGTTTTAGAAGTCAACGTCACAAACACTGCTGAACAAATAGACAGCTATGATTTAAACGTTTCGATTGTTTTCACCCCTATAAATAGTCAACAAGAAGTCACACTAAACGTAGTATTAGAAAGAGCAAGATAATGGCGGACAACTATCTATCAACGTCTGAACTGGATTTCGATTCCTTAAAAGATGATTTTAGAAAATTTTTGCAAGGTCAAAGTCAGTACAAAGATTACAACTTTGATGGATCGAATATGTCTATTATCATGGATCTTTTGACTTACAATACCCATATCAATGCTTATTATCTAAATCAAATTGGAACAGAGTCTTTTCTTGATACAGCAAAGTTAAAAGAGTCTGTAGTTTCTCATGCAAAGGAACTGAACTATCTTCCTAGATCCAGAAACTCGTCCAGAGCAGTGGTCAATCTATCAACTACTGGAAATGTTACAGATGGCACAAAGACCATTAACAAGTTCACGACATTTACAGCAGAAGTTGGAGCAAATACACTAATATTTTCTACAGACAGAGACATCACGGCAGTTAACGATGGAACGGGAACATTTATTGCAAACAACGTGAACATCTATGAAGGTACGGTTATTACTGAATTTTTTGATGTGACATCTTCTAATACAAAAATTGTTGTGTCATCAGCTAACGTAGACATTGATAGTGTAGAAATTGTCGTCCAGAACAGTGCTTCTGATCTTGCCAACTCAACGTTTTTAAGAGCGGAAAATCTTTTCAACCTGACGCCAACATCAGATGTTTTCTTTGTTCAGGGCTTTGGCAATAGCAAGTACGAGATTGAGTTTGGCAATGATGTGACAGGGAAAAGGCTTACTCCCGGAAACATCATTCGTCTTAGATACCGTGAAACATTAGGGGAAGAAGCTAACAATGCTAGAACATTCTCTCCTTCAGATCCAACTATTTCGGTTTCGACTGTGTCAAGGTCTTCTTTAGGTTCTGAAAGAGAGTCAATTGATTCTATCAGATTCAATGCCCCAAGAGTTTTCTCCACACAAGACAGAGCAGTAACAGCAGAAGATTACAAATCACTGGTTAAAAATAAGTTTCCAACCATTGAAACACTTAACGTTTTTGGTGGTGAAAAGTTATCTCCTCCAAGATTCGGTAAAGTTGTTGTTGTGCCTAAGCCTTTCAATGCTAAGGTGGCAAGTCAGTCTCTGAAAGACTCTATTGTCGAATTCTTGAAAAATAAAGCTTCTGTTAGCACAGAAGTTATCACGGCGGATCCAAAGTTTATTGTTTTGGACATTCGAAGTTCTGTAAGATTTAACTCCACCCAGACTACCAGAGGGGAAGAAGATTTACGTTCTTCTGTTATCAATAGTATTCTTCAGTATGGCACAAATAATCTCTCTGAATTTGATCGTGACTTTAGATACAGCAAGCTTTTGACCGTTATTGATGCAACAGACACAAGTATTCTTTCGAACGATACTAAAATCAGAATGATCAAGGAAGAAACACCATTCTCCCAATCAACCAACGATTTCGTTTTGGATTATGATAATGAAATCGAAAGGGGTTCTTTTGTTTCTTCTCTGTTCACCAAGACAATCAATGGAGTTAATTTCGAAGCGTTTCTTGAAGACGTTAATGGAACTATTCAAATGTGTTCGAGAACTAGAGGATCCAAAGAAATTTTGATCTTTGATGCTGGTTCTATCGATTATCAAAATGGCCTTGTTAATTTGACTAACTTTAGATTGGATGGGTATTTTGCAAGAGGTAGATCGGCATTTGGTGATAGAGTTCAGTTCTATGCTAAGAATGTTAACCCAGACATTATTGTAGATCAGGATCAGATTATTCTTATACAATCGTTAAATATTAACGTAACAATAGATGGACAGACAACTGATGACTGATCGTTTTACAAAAAGTGAAA